ACTTATGTACTTCAAAACGTGGTCTTACTGTTCTCGACATCCCCTTACTCCTTCACTGTTACGAGTTAATAAGTACTGCATGAGTACGGAAAGCTTTCCACATGCACCATTGTCCTTGCCATACAATACGGCGACCAACAGCATCAATGGTCCAAGGGGCCATCAATTCTTTGACTTTCATATTGACATGTTTAAGGATATGTAGACGCAGATACTTACTATTAATAAAGAATGCTTTATTAACAGGACAGTCTTCGTCATACATCATGGGAATGTTTTGGTGCTTAACACCAGAGAAGCCTAAGTCCATCATCTTCTTACCAGAGTTAGACTCTGACAAGTTAATAACGACCTTATCACGTACTGCTGTACGGTAATGTCTGAACAAATTACGTCCAGTCAAGATAATATCAGGTTTGTCACCTTTAAGTGTCAAGTCCATTAAGATATCATCAAAAGCTTCTTCAATGTTAGTACTATCTAAGTTGCCGTTAAAGTCATAAGCGGAAGTACGCCACTGACTCTCACTAGCTCTATTGATATTACCAACGGTTCCAGTTGTAGGATCATCTGGAATAAGAAGTCCTAGACCTTGTGGGTCTAAGCCAGCACCAGAAGCATATAAGTACTCAGAGAACTTCTCTTTAATACTTTCTTCTAGTACATCAATCTTAGCTTTCATAAGTTTAAAGATTTGAGCCGAACCTTGGTTCTCATCTTCTTCTTGATCTGAGATAACAACAGAACCGCCAACACGCGACCAGTTGTAAGTAACAGTATCAAATTCACTAGTTTGAGCAATCGGTTGTTCATCGAAATACTCATAAGAACTAATGTTAGGATTACGTCCAAGCGTTAACGGGTTCGTAATCTCATGCCCACCATCCTCAAACTCTACACGATTATTAGCAAAAGCCCATGCCATAAGAGCATTAGACTTAATACTAGCAAGAATTAGTTTCTTACGTGATCGAGTAAGGGTAGATTGCAGGACAGTAGCAATAGGTGTACTTGCCATCTACTTCTCCTAACTGTTAAGTAATACCAGCATCAGCAATTGCTTGTTTGATGATATCACTTGTTGAAACGTTTACATCAGCCACTTGGGAAGTATCGGTAACATTACCTTGGTCTACTCCACCTTCGGGCGGTTGTTCTCGCGTATTTACTCTAGCTCTATCTGCGTTGTTAGTATCTAGTTCATTTTGCAGGGTAGCTAGGTCTTTCGTCCAGTCTAAGTTTTTTTGTAAGTAATAGTTCTGGAGTTTAAAATACGCGGCTTCAACAGTTAGTGCATTGTCCTGTTGCATTAGTCGGGAGATAGTATCTTCGTGTATTCCAGCATCAGGATGATCAGACATTAACTTGTCGTAAATCTGTTGAGCCTGTTGCTGATTCTCTTGTGTGACTACCTGTTCATTATGGCTGTCTAACAAGGGTGCTAGTGAAGTATTTATCATTTGCTTGATAGCGTCCATATCGGTTGCGCCACCAGCTATTAGATCATCTATATTATGCCCAGAAGCTTGGGCCTGTGTCAACATATATTTAATTGTTTCTATTGGGTTTTCTTTATATGCGGAGATAATTTGTGCGCCAGTTGTTACTTCTTCTGGCGAGAGGTTGTATTGTGTGCCAAGGGTTCCGGCTCCACTAATTGCTTCGAGTTGTCCTTTAAGGGTTTCTACTTCCCTTTGGAAACCTTCTGCACGACCTTTTTCTCTTTGGGCGGTTTCGTAAAATCTTCTTTCTTTTCCTCCGGTTGCGACAACGTTTCCGTCTCTATCAACGAGGTCTTGGGGACCAGCAGGTTTTCTTGATTGCTCCCCATCACCGACTTCGTCAGCACTTTGTTGATCACTGGCTGTAGATGCCGATTCGTCAGCGTTCTCGTCTGCTCTCGTAGTTTCTTCTTCAGTACCTTCATCTGTATTCTGTTCATCCCCTTCTCCTATACTTTCCATAATCTCTTCATCAATAGTCATTAAATCTTCATCTGCCATTTGTCATCCCCTTATTGCAGTTGTTGAGTTGGTGCTGAAGCGTTCTGTTGTGATTGCTGATCCTGTACTAACTTAATAGCACTAGTCAGAGCTTGCGCGGGTGGTACTCCTGATTCTATAGCAGCTTCAACATTCTGCTTAACTTCAGGAGGTAATTGGTCGAGTAATTGTTGTATCTGCTCAGGACTAGCATTAGCTATTTCTGGTTGTGCAGCCTGATTAGGTTGTTCAGGAGGAGGAGGTTGTTGTGGTGCTTGTTGCCCTCCTTGTGCTTCAGCTTGTTCTTTACCAGCAATAGCTTCTCGTAGATCAGCCCAATCTTCCTCTTTCATTGTTACTTCATCAAATGCCTTCTCCATAACCTCTAGCATCTTAATAGTAACAGGACCAGGAGCTACGTTAACAAACTGTCCTAATACTTGTCCAAACTCTAATGCCTCTTCTTTCTTAGCAGCACTAGTAGGCTTCTGAGTAGAACCACCTACTACAGTATTAGAGAGTTGAGTAATCTCTTCTGGAGACATATTCTCCCACACATTCTCTGGGCCTATTAAGTTATGAACAGTTTCTTCTTCCATATTCATAAGACATAATTGTGCTATACCCCAATAGATTTGTCCTATCCAATCTTCTATTTGATCAGATTTCTCATCTACTCTCATATTAGCAGCTTGGGCGTTAGCTTGTACAGCAGCCTTATTAGTATTAGTCTTAAATTGCTCTCCTCGCATAACAGTACCTACAGAAGAGATACGATCAATAGCCTCATATAAGTCTGCCTTATCAAACAGCTTCTCAAATTGTATAGACGGAGGAGGAATAGAGCCAATAGCATCCATTAACTTAGACTCCATAGGCATATCAATACCTCTAGCTGTTCCATCATCTCCATTCAGGATAGCTGTAGCATCATCTTGACTAAGCACATTAGAGTTAAAGAAGATGTTACGTCTTGCCCAACGCCTAGCTCTACGTTTCTCATCAGATATCTCATTAATACCATCTTGCTGATCTAAGTAATAAGAGACTTCTCCTTTGGTATTTGGTCCCATAGGACTTTCGAAGAACGTAAGAGGATAATACGGAAAGAAAGTATCTAACTGTGTAGGATCATCCCAAACCCATATAGGCCATGTCCAATCTTTACTATTATATAGTAACACTCTACGAGTGACCTTATCCCATACATAATATACCTTAGTCATTTTAGCTTTTTCAAAGGACTCTTCATCTGAAAAGCCAAAGGTCTTAGCAGTAGCATTAGTGTCATCACTAAACAATGACATGGTATCTGCATTATCTGCACTTTCATCACCTTCTAAAGAAGCTTTCATAACGTGAGTAGGTTGGTAGATAGATTTATACTCATTAGAACCTTTGGTCTTTTTAGCATACTTAGCTAAGATGAATTCTGTAGGCATCATGTCTTCTTCTATTAACCACTTAGCATCAGTAAGATCAATCTCTTTAGCATTAGGATCAACGATAATTTCAAATGGAGTCTTAACCTTAGCATAAGGACCAGCAGGTTGTAGTATCTTACTAGTCTTAGCTTTCTCTAACTTCTTAGATAACTTCTCTAGATCAATAAGAGCTTGTTCACTACTCTCTTGTCTAGGAGTCCAGCCAATCTTAATCCATGATCGGTTAGTAAGAAGTGTAGTAACAACACAACGTTTAGCTTTAGGCTTAAGGTTAATGCCAGGAGCAGCTTTACGCCCACCTAAGACATTAACAAGACGTTCGATAGTAGTAGCTAGTTCCTTCTTATCCTCTACATGAGATGTAAACTCAGCTTCTGGATTACGAGCATATAGTGCAGGGACCATTGTAGTTACGTTAGCGAATACAACGTTCTCTGTCTCTGTTATATTGTTATTAAGTCTCTGATTACCTACAGTATTACCAGCCCTTTTACCTCCTCCTGTAGAGACACGATGACTTAATTGGTCATTATTATAGTATGCAAGAGCTTGTTCCCATGAACCCCGGACCTCTTCTGTAGCTCTAATTCCTACTGCTACACGAGATTTCCATACCTTACCATTAGCCTTAGACACAGGTATCTTACTAGCGCCAACCACCTTATAAGAAGGCTGTCTCTTAGTTCTACGTCCACGCTTTACAGGAGCATCAGTTCCTAACGACTCATCTATGGCATCATTAACTTCGTCTGGTACTTCGTTATCAGCCATCTATCAAATTCCCTCTAAATACTTCGTCTAGTTGTTCGGAGCGTCCTTCAAATCTTGGTAGACTCTTTTCAACATCTCTAGGTACATACCTATCAACATCTCCCATGAAAGCATCTCTTAGTCCTTCT